CTCTATTACTTCTTCTTGCGTTGCTCGTATTCAGCAGTGCCAAGTTTTACATGCGCAAGATTAAGTGCCGCCTGTGTAAGTTTCAGCGCATCATCAGGCTTGGTTTCGCCGCTTACCTTCTTTACCAGAGATTCAATGGCCTTGTTGATATCGTCAATCAGCACGCCATTTACACAAACTGGAGTTTCGCCAAATGCGATTTTCACGGCCTCTTTCACGCGTTCTTCGCGCTCCTGCATGGCTTCAATTTTCCGAGCTGCCTCACGCATCAAAGCCGTGTCACTGCCCCAAGCGATTTTCTCTCCCATCTCCATCACGCCAGCCTTAATATCCAATCGTTTAACCAAATCACACATAACAAGTCATTCAAGCGGACGCTTGCGCGTCCGTCGCTCCGGTTCTGGCACTGTGCAAGCGCCGCTTAATTCAATCGTTAGGAGGCATACGATCGCCCGCGAACACTCGTTGAATGCTCGCCTGTGCCGATGGGCGACCGGATGCCATTTCATTAGCCGACAATCTCCGCGCTAAACGCACGTTTCATCCGATCCACCCCAATATCCCCGGCAATGCCAGCATTCGCCAAGAGTTCCCGGCTGGCATATCCACCCGGTCCATTTCGCAACTTGGTCCCGTCCGGCTTTTGGTACTCGATCCAGCCAGCCTCCGCGTTGGCGTCCACAGCGGGCCAGGGCATCAGGGCCGGGATGAATGCGTGCGCTGGGCATTGACCGCCCTGGCGTTGCGCGTCCAATGGAAGGTCGCAGCCGAACTTTGCGCATGACCATCGACCGTCGCCATCCATCTCCGGAGTGGCATGGGCGCAGGTGCGGCAGGTGGCCTCTGGGATCTTGCCCTCGTGGCAAACGGCGCGGTGATCACACCATCGACACTGATACCAGTCAGGCCGCTCGCTGAGCTTTGCCGGAGGTTCCGGGGCCTGGATGATGCGAGCCGCTTTGTCGATCAGGACTTGAGCAGCAGCCGTGTCGGCATCGGTGCGCACGCTGATTGTGTGGCGTCCACCCGCGCTGGCACATGTAAGGTAATGCCGTTCCATTCCGCTGTAGTGCATGTAGAGCAGTCCTTGCGCGTGATACACCTCGTCCCAGGCGGCAAGGGACTGCTTCTCGCCGTTGTCCTGCTTGAGCTTGATCAACTTGGCCTGCTTTTTCTCGTCGGTCTGTTTGTGCTCCCAGATGTGCCACCGCTTCGGAGCCTGGAGCAGTCCCTGTACCATGCCGTCCGCATGGCCGCGGAAGTGGCCAGCGAGGTCGCTGAATCCGAACTGGCCGCCTGTGCGCGGGTCGGTGGTGTAGAGGGTGACTCCGGGCACCAGGCGCAATCGCTCGGCCTGCACGTCTTCGCCGCGGTGCCCGTCATCGAACCGCTTGAGCGTGGCGGCGTCGAAGGTCTTGCGCGAGCACCAGCGAAAGCCGTACCACAGTTCCCGGAAGCATGGTCGCCCAATGCTGGACATGCCGAGGTATGGGCGGTGCGGTTCGGCGTTGCCAAGCGCCTCGAGGGCGGCATCTGCCGCCTCGAGGGTGGGATCTCGTTCAATGATTGGCAGAGAGGCCATCAGCTATCGCTCACGCAGCCTTGCCGGCCCACGGGGGCTGAGCGGACTGCTGTTCGCCCTGGGGCTGAGAGGCAGGGGCCTGTTGCTGCTGCGGGGACTGGGCTGCCGGTTGCTGCTGCCAGGGCATCGCCTGCTGTTGCGGTGCGGGCTGCGTGGCAGGCGCATGGTAGACCGGCTGAGCGTTGCCCACCTGGGCGCCACTGGCCGGCTTGTAGCCGCCGATCTCGTTCTTCGGGCCGAACTGCGGGTCATCGACGAACTTGACGCGGACCTTGAGCGGGATGTTATGCAGTTGGGTGCTGTCCTGCACCTTGAGCACGTTGACCGCGTGGCAGATTGCGCTGAGTTTGCGCTGGGCGATCTCAACTGTCTTGTTGTTCGGGTGGTCAAGCATCAGACGGTCCCACAACAGGCGCTGAGCATAAGGCCCGTCTACCACCTGCAAAGTCATCTCCAGGTATTGGCCGGTGCCGTTTTTGGTAGGCTTCATTGCGCTGTCGATGATCATGGCGATGTAGTCGCCTGCCGGCAGCGGGTCGAATCCGGTATCGGGGTTGACTTGGGTACTGTCGAAGGTTTGTCCGAGATTGGCCATCAGGCGGTCCTCTTCGTTTTGGGTTGGTTGGTCTGTTGGGTTGCGGCGACCATCGCGTCAGCGAATGTCTGCCAGGAAAGTGGCAGCGTATCGGGCAGCCCGTAGCGGTTCTTGGCGATGTAGGCAGGCTTTTCGACCAGGTGGAGCAGGCGCTCTCCGGTGCCGACGCCGCGGCTCACCTTCTGGTTGAAGCCAACCTCCGCCTTGACCACATGCGTGCGCCAGTTGGCGAAGCCGATCACGTCTGCACGTTCGTACAGGAGCTGGAATGCCCTCTTGTGCAGCTTGATCTGGAATCGGTCGAAGGGCTCCACCTCGGGGCTGTCGAACCGAGTAACATCCGAGTGGGCGATCAGGACCGGCGTCAGGCCCTTGTCGTCACGCAGGGCGGTCATGCCCTGGAGGAACTGCGCCCAGTAATCCAGGGCCATGACGTACCCCTTGCCAAACCCCAACCCCTCGATGGAATCCTGATTGTGGTCCTGGGCTACCTGCTTCCAGATCAGCGGCTCCAGTGCAGACAGCGAGTCGATCACCACGGTGCTGTAGTCGTGCTGCTCCTGGTACAGTGCGCCTAATGCTCCGAGCACGTCGCCCCATGTCGTGGCGACCGGGAAGGCATCCGGGCCCAGGCTGCCCAGGCCATCTTCCGTGCGGATGAAGATCGGAGCCGGAGCCGCAGCGGCGAACGTTGTCTTGCCAATGCCTGGCGTCCCGTGGATGGTGATGACTGGCGGCTTGCTGGCACCGCCTTTCTGGATGCTGGAGAGCGAGATAGCCATTACGCTGCCTCCTGCTTCTGCGGCAGAAGGTCGACCTTGACCGATGCCTTGGCCGGCTTGGTGACGATGGCTTGGCAGAAGGCGCGGTAGGCATCTGGGTTAGCCTTTTCGCAAGCCCTCAATCCGGCCAAGCTCAGGCTAGGCTTGTACTGGATGACCTGTTCATAAATCGCCTGCGGCACCTGGCTCTGCACGTCTGCCAGTGCGTCCTGGATCAATGATCTGTTGAGCTTGGCCGTGGTAGTTACCTTGAACCAGTCTGTCTTGGCGCTCTGGCTGCCCTCGTCGCCCTTGAGCCCGACAAGCAGGATCAGTCTCTCTTCCAAGGCGACCCGCTTATTGCGGGCCTGATCTTCGGCGTCCTTGGCTTCCCGGTACGCTTGGGCAGCCAGGTCGATCTCAGTTGGTTGGTTGTTCATGCGGCCTGGATCTCCTGTCTCTTTCGGTTAAGTCGTTCATCGCGTTCAATGGCCTGCAGCAAAAGCCTGGCTCCGTCGACGTAGTAGAGGGATTCCTCCCAATCGCCGATTGCTGTGTATTCGGATGCTTTGCGGATCGCATCGCGCAAGTGCTGCAGTCGCATCTGATGTTCCTTGTTCATGTCGCCACCTTCGTTCGAGTCTTTGGGAGCTTGAGCGGAGTCCACCCGCGCTGAGTGTCGTTGAACCGATGCAGTATCTTTGCGCAGTGATTTTCGCAATCGGCTTTGTTGCCGCTGCGCCGACCGGCGCAGTGCTCAGCACCGTCTGGACCGTAGATCATGTAGGACCAGTAGCCCTTGGTCTTCGCCGCAACAACCGAGTAGCTGTATTGGCCGTTGGATCTGGGTATCCTTGGCTTTGCCATCAGGCTGCCTCCGGTCCAGTAGGCAACGTGCCGACAAACTGCCGCTTGTGGCGCGGCAGCCGAACCACGTTGCTGTTGCCGTGCTGTTCGGCGTTGATCGGGTAGCCTTCAAGCGAGCCTGTCTTGCCCATGCGCAACGTCAGGCCAATCTGGCGCAGGGCAGTCGTTAGGTTTATCAGAGGGAAGCTGTCGTCTACGGTCAGGATGATCTGCTTCATGTTTCGTCTCCTTCTCAAATCAGTATCCAAGTGGTGAGGAAGATGACGGCGATGGCCGCTGCACTCCACCGTTATCGCACCAGATCCAGAACCTCGGTAAAGGCGTCCCGGCGCCCGTCGTAGTATTCCGGGTAGTCGCTCTGGCCTGCTCCCCAGCATTCCTGCCGCGCTTCTAGCAGGCGCTTTGTCAGTTCGGTATTTTTGCGACTGTTCCAGACGGTGGCGGGCGCTGATGCCTTGCACCTGGCGCACTCGATGGCGTCAAATTCGCCGTCTTCGTAACACCATTCGGTAATGTGCGTTTCCGTGTGTCCGCAAAACGGGCAAGGTTTATTCATCGCTCACCCCCATCATGTCCACGGTGGACAGGTGGGCCGCTTCGCGCAGCGACTCCAACTGATCCTGTATGCCGCGCAGTTGCGCGGCCCGCTCGCGTGTCACGATGACGACGCCGCCGCCCCAGTCTGGCAGCAGGATAAGGCCCGCCGCTGCGGCGGCCTGGCTGGCTTGCGCCACCGTTATTTCTGGATGGAATCTAATCATTT